AAAAGGAGTTCATTATGGATTTAGAAGCAATTAAAAGAAAACTTAATCAGTTACAGTCTCAAACCAAGCGTCAGGACTTTCTTTGGAAGCCTGAACCAGGTAAGCAACAAATTAGGATTGTCCCTTATCAACATAACAAAGACAATCCATTCCAAGAGTTGTATTTCCATTACGATCTAGGAAAGAAAAATTATCTATCACCAATTACTCACGGTAATCCAGATCCGGTAGTTGAATTTGCAGAAAAACTTAAGACATCTGGAAATTCTGATGAATGGAAATTGGGTAAGAAACTTGAACCTAAAATGCGTTGCTATGTACCAATCATTGTACGTGGTAAAGAAAGCGAAGGTGTTAAGTTTTGGGGTTTTGGTAAAACAGTTTATACAGAACTGTTAGGGTTTATCGCAGATCCAGATTATGGCGATTTAACAGATCCGGGCCATGGACGTGATATTGTAGTGGAATTTGTTCCTGCAGAAGGTGCTGGTACATATCCTAAGACGACAATCCGTGTCAAGCCAAATACATCGCCATTGACTGCCGATAGAGCTATTGCAGAAAAGATTGCACAACAGCAACCTAATCTAGCAGAAGTATTCAAAGAGCCTACTTATGACGAACTTAAGGAAGCTTTGGAGTCATGGTTGAATCCTAGCGACTCTGATGAGTCTGCTGGTACAGATGCACCTCAGTCTGAGGCATCTACAGGTATTAAGCCAAATACATCATTTGCTGGTAACGTTAGTTCCGTAGATGATATTGGCGATGCATTTGACGAACTATTTGCTTAATTAAAGGAGTTACATTATGTCAGTTTCAAAGAGTGAACTGTCCGACGAGTTGGCTGGCGAGTTGGCTAATAACCTAAACAAGAAGTTTAAAGGGTCTGGTTATAAGACTGCATACTTCCTGGAAGGTGATGTCGATTCACCATCAAACGTATCCGGATGGGTAGGTACTGGGTCTTCAATGTTAGATTTGGCTATATCCAATAGAGCTAATGGAGGATTTCCAATTGGCCGTATAACCGAAATAACAGGTCTAGAAGCTTCTGGTAAATCATTGTTGGCTACACATGCATTAGCAGATACCCAACGGCAAGGAGGTTTAGCTGTTTATATTGATACTGAAAGCGCTGTGAGTAGCGAATTCCTTCAGGCAATAGGTATTGATTTGGAAAAGATGTTATATATTCCATTGGAGACTATGGAAGATATATTTGAAGCCATTGAAACAATTGTTGAATCAGTACGTAAAGCTAACAAAGACCGTTTGGTAACTATTGTAGTTGACTCAGTAATGGGCGCATCTACAAAGATTGAAATGGCTGCAGAATTTGATAAAGATGGTTGGGCTACTAGCAAAGCCATTATCTTATCTAAAGGTATGCGTAAAATTACCAATATGATTGCCCGTGAAAAGATCTGTTTGATTTTTACCAATCAGTTACGATCTCGTTTAGGAGTAAGTTTTGGTGATCCATGGACAACCTCTGGTGGTAAAGCTATTCCATTCCATGCATCGGTACGCTTGCGATTGAAGTCCGTTGGACAGATCAAAGCCAAAGATGCTAAAGGTATTGAACAGATTATTGGTATCAAAACCAGAGCACAGGTTATAAAGAATCGTATGGGGCCGCCACTTAAATCAATAGACTATGATATCTATTTTGAATCAGGTATTGATAATTACGGTGGTTGGTTGGAAGTCATGAAGGAATACAAATTGGTAACACAGGCAGGCGCGTGGTATACATATACTCGCCTGAATGGTACGCCTGTTAAGTTTCTTTCAAAAGACTTTCAAGGAGCATTAGAACAAGATCCGACATTGAAGGAAGAAATATATAGTGCCATCTGTGATGCGTATATATTCCGATATCAATCCGGAACTATTGGTATAGATGACATTTCAATTGACGAAGAATTCGTTGGCGAAGAATCATGAACAACAAATATCTAGAGTTATTTAAACAGGTTACTCAGGAACATCAGGACGCGCGTCAGCGTGATAAAGATAGCCATGTACTTGTTATTGATGGATTAAATACATTTATCCGAGTATTTTCAGCAGTGCCTGCTTTAAATGACGATGGAGAGCATATTGGCGGGGTAACGGGCTTTTTACGGTCCGTTGCCTCCGTCATTCGCCAACTCAAACCTACCAGATGTGTAATAGTATTTGATGGTAAGGGCGGATCTAAGCGTCGTAAAGGAATGTATTCCGGTTACAAAGCTAACCGGGCAGTTAAAACTCAATTCAACCGATATCAGGAATTTGCAAATCTAGAAGATGAATCTGAGTCAATGAAGCGTCAATTTGGCCGCGTAGTAGAGTATTTGCATTGTCTACCAATAACAACTTTATCAATTGATAATGTTGAGGCAGATGATGTAATTGCATACATTGC